TCATCTTTTAGTTCTTTAAGTAGTGGAAAGGCTGCACTGAACTTATCATCAGCAATCTTACCAGCTTTAGGACTCTTAAGACCTGTGATTACTTCACCAAGCTTACCTAAACCAGCTCCAAAGAGGTAGGCATAGATGAAAGACTTAGCTGCTGAACGTGAGATACCGAGTATAGCTGCATTACGTGAGTGTGCATCAGTACCATCTGACTCCTGTCCAACTACAACTGAAGCTGTGAACTTATCATCTTTCATGTAATGGGCTAGACCCCTGAACTGATTACCTGCAGAGTCAGCACCTACCAGTCTTGTACCACGCTCACACGTTAGCAGAGACCTTAGTTGCTTACCGTAAGGTGCATGAACACCGGGAATGTTAACTATGCCACGATGCCTACAACGGAATGATGGTGTTCCAATACAAAACATATCACCATGCAACCTACCATCACCCCACTTCTCAACTAAGTCTAACCAACCTTCAACTACAGCAAGTCTTTGACGCAGCATATAGTAATCACCAATCATCTTACCCACGAGACCTAAAGGTTCTAATGATGAGTCTGTTAGCTTTGGTGATTGATTAACCCATTTGTTACCGATCTTCTTAACTGTCCAGTCATCAGGCTTCCAACCTATATCTGATAGGTACTTTTTAACTAATGCTAGTTGACCCAGCTGTATAGGCTTGATTTCTACTTTAGAGTAAGGGCCAGCAACAATACCTTCGGAAGCTTTTAGATCAGGTTCTAATTCAAACCAGTCAATTACGTTCTTGTAGTATCCACCATTCTTTTTAACTACCTTATCGACTTCTTTAGTGCCTTTACGCACACAAATACTACCAATCTTAGGCTCTAGCTCGTCTTCTATAGAGTGCATCTTCCATCTTAGTTCTTCTTGAAGATCTTTTGCACCTTTACTATTGAACAACCAGCCTTTGTTAGTGATCTCAGCATTGATTGCTGCGAAGTCATGCTCTAACTCTAGCCCTTGCTTGAACAAAGGGTCAGCTCTGATCTGATACGAAGCTTCTTTAGATAGTCTTTCGTACACTTTTGTATTGAGGGTTACATCTTGCTTACAATAAGTTAGCATCTCTTGATTATAATTAGTCCAGTCACTGTAGTCTCCCTTAGGGTACTCAAAGTATTCACCCCAACCTGCAAGACCATGCCTGTGGCTTCGTTGAAACATACATAACTGAGACATAATAAGAGTATCCCATATCTGCTGAGAGGGCTCAGGAGTCCATCCTAAGAGTCTTTTAAGAACAGGTAGATCATATCCAATTACGTTGTGACCAGCTATTATATCAGCTTCTGAGAGCTTCTGGAGCCCATCAGCTAGTGATGGTAGTGCGTCATCATAATCAGAGTACGAATAGATTTCCTTTGTGTCTACGTTTTGGTACACAAGGCACCATATTTTAGATACTGCTGGTATTAAGCCATCTGTTTCTATGTCAAATATAAGTTTAGTTTTCATTCAGTCCTCCCAGACTTTGAGCAGTTTGATGACCTACTCAGGTCAGATTGTTTAGTTGTAAAGGCTAGTAAGCTATGTCAAGTCCGTGTGCTAGTTTCCATTCCATATATTGGTCTGGGAATACTAGCTCTTTCATTATAACTTCAATGGAGATAACAGTTTCAAGCATACTATAATGTTCAGTATAGGTTAAGCTTCGTTCTTCATTATTCCTCTTCAGTTCTTCTATCATTTCAAAGTGGATCTCTTTTAGATGATCAGCTGTGATTCTCTCTGCTTGCTTATGTGTGATACTGTGTATTACTTTCATTGCTATATACCTTTACTTTTAGTTTACCAGCCCCAAGAGGAGCCAGTCATTCCGTCAGCACTATAATCAGTGACTCGACCTTCAAAGAAGTTCTTGAAGCTATCACCATTTAACACCCAATCTAACCAAGGTAGTGGGTTCTCTTCTATTTCAAAGTTAGGCTTAAGACCTAAGTTAATTAGTCGTCTGTCTGCGATGTATCTGATGTACTCTTTAACTTCTTCTGCCGTGAGTCCTTCAACACCTCCCATCTCAAACGCCAGATCAATAACTTTGTCTTCAAGATTGACGGCAGTCCTATACATTTCATAAATAGATAGTTTAAATTCATCTGTTACAACCTCTGGGTTTTCTTTAATGTATGTACGGAACAACTCCGTCATACCTGCTACGTGAATAGTCTCGTCTCGGATACTCCACTCAACAATCTCACACATACCCTTAAGCTTTCCGAATCGTTGGAAGTTAAGTAGCATTACGAATGCAGAGAACAAGGACATACCTTCATTACATACTGTCTGGGCAATAGCGGAAGCTAATCCTTGCTTTGTATCTGGGTTGAAGTTTTGCATGAACTCTATCTTATCAGCCATAGCATCGTATTCAAGGAACGCTGTGTACTCAGCTTCAGGGAAACCTAAGGTATCGTTAAGCAGTGCATAGGAGCGCATATGTACAGTCTCTCGGTGTGCGAAAGAAAGCATCATCATACGTGCTTCATTGTTCTTGATACGTGGTAGGAATACATCTACATAGCTACCACCCACGATAACATCAGACTGTGTGAACAGCCTAAGTATCTGAGTGATAAAGTTCTTCTCTTCATTGGAGATCTTACCAGATTTCCATTGGGTTACATCTTCTTGTAAGTCGCATTCCCACTCACCCCAGTGTAACTTGTCATGTTCAATTGCTTGATTGACAAAGCTAGGGTGTTGGAATGGCTTATATGCTTTTGATACTTCTAATAAACTCATAATATTATCCTTGGCAGCTTAAACATTCATCATCATCCACATTGTAATCCTCTAAGGCTACACGAGTTGGCTTGAAGCTGACAGTATCAGCCTTAGCACCTGCGCTTGTACGCAAGTAATAGAGTCCTTTAAGTTTCTTGTTAAAGGCACGTAGGTGCACCTCGTTCACATAAGCTTTGTCTGTCCCAGCTGGGAAGAATAAGTTTACACTTTGACCTTGGCAGATGTATGGTTGACGCTCTGCAGCGTGATCTACTACCCATCGTTGGTCAATCTCAAATGCAGTCTTAAATACACTCTTATCCCAATCATCCATCCAATCTAAATGCTGTACACTACCTTCATTTAAGATCACAGATGTCCATTGAGCTTCTATCCATATACTGGAGTGCAAGTGTGATCTTGCTGCTTCTTCTTTGATTACTTCATCGAGGTATGAGTTGCGTACAAGATGAGCACCTACGCGAGTACGATGTGTAAACGCATTAGACTTTAAAGGCTCTATTGAAGCTGAACATCCAGCAATGATTGAGGAGTTAGCATTAGGTGCTATCGCTAATAAGTGAGAGTTACGAACACCTTCAACATCAGGACATGAACCACGCTCTTCAGCAAGATAGACAGTAGCTGCTTTTGCTTGTGCTTTGATGTGCGTGAACATCTCATTGTTGTATGTAGTAGCCATCACAGACTCCCAAGGGATACCTGCACGTTGCAGAGCACTATGGAAACCCATTGCACCAAGACCTAAACTACGCTCTTGAGTGGCACTATAGACAGCCTTACGGAGTTCTTTAGGTGCATTCAAGCAGAAGAAGCTGATTACATTATCAAGCATAGTAATAAGGTCAGCAACCATTGAGGTTCCTTTCCATTCATTATAGTACTCTAAGTTTACACTTGATAAGCAACAGACTGCAGTACGATCTTCACTGGTTGGCAGGTGTATCTCATTACATAGATTAGATCCATGAATCTTTAGACCTTTCTCTTTCATAGCTGGTGGCAGATGTCTGTTAGCTTCGTCAATGAAGTTTAAGTACGGCTCTCCAGTACGGAACCGGGTCTCAATGATACGCTCCCATAACTCTCGTGCTGGTATTAGATCCCTGACAGTTTGATCATTAGGGTCTATAAGGGGCCAAGCGTCACCTTTCACTACACATTCCATAAAGACATCTGGGATGTTAACAGCGTTGTGAATATTGAACGCTTTACGATTAGGATCACCACCTGTTGGCACTCGGATGTTGATGAACTCAATGATATCTGGGTGAGAGACATCCATATAAGCAGCATAAGAACCCTTACGAGTCTTACCTTGCCTGTAAGCAGTCATATCAGAGTCCACAGTCTTAAGGAAAGGAATAGGACTAGGCGCTACATCACTGGCACTTCGGATGTCAGACCAATGACCACCTACACCACCGCCTTTAACTGATAACCAACGTAGCTCTGAACTATGAGAGATAAGACCCTCTAGTGTGTCAGGTACGTAACTTAGGAAGCAGCTGATAGGCAGTCCCTTAACGCTTTCACCTAGTGCTGGTGCATTAGATAGTAGTGGTGAAGAGAACATGAACCAGCCTTTACTGGCGTAGTCATAGATACGTTGGGCTAACTCGTAGTCGTTAAGACAGTAAGCTGTTGCTGCCCTAGCGTACGCATCTTGTGGGTCTTCACCTTCTTTGCAGTAGTAGTCTTTTAGGAGTACTGTTGCTTGCTCAGAGAGCACTTCGTTTCTTGTGTAATCAATTACAATTGTCATTTACCCATTCCTGTGTTTTGTAGATACCATCGAAGCCTATCATACGCTCTCCGGTTTCTGTGTTTAATAGAGTAGGGACTGACCGTACCTTATGTAATATTGCTGAGTCTATATCTAATGCAAGATCAACTTCTTCATATTCAACTCCCATACCATCTAACACTTCACCTACAGCTGCACAGGGTGCACAACCTTTAGTCATGAACTTAATTATTGTCATTGCATGTCCTTATAATTCTTAATTGCTTCTTCAACTCGTGCTGCTGTTAAGGCATCCACAAGCTGTCCTAATGTTACCATCTCTTGATCACTAAGTACGTACTGTAGGAGCTGGGGTGAGCCTCCTTTGTAGTTTATTACAGTAGAACGTAGCCATGTTAGTGTATCGAATACCATATTAGTTACCACTCATTGCGTAATATCTGTCGAATGCTTTGGTTATCTCACGACAGAAGATTGAACGTACGATATCATCAGGGTTATTGAAGTCAGTTACGCCAATATTAGCAGAGACTTCTGGTAGTGATGAATCCTTATGCATGTCTATTAGAAGCTTTAGTCCAGACTTTGAGCCTAAACGAGCTTGTGGGATGTCACCGCAGACTACAACCTTAGAGTCTTTTCCGATCCGTTTAAGGAACATCTCGATCTCTTTAGGTGTTGTATGCTGAGCTTCATCTAAGATTACAAAAGAGTTATCAAAGGTACGACCTTGCATGTACTCAAAAGGTACAACTTGGAGTGTTCCATCCTGATAGTATTTCTCGAAGTTACCATTGAGGTGCTTACGTAGTATATCAGTGTATGGTGTGATCCAAGGAGCCATCTTATCAATCTCTTCTCCCGGTAAGAAGCCAATAGATTTAGAGTCTGACACGTTAGGTCTACACAGTACAATACGACTGTCTCTGTTATCTATCTTAAACTGTGCTGCCATAGTTGATGCAATGTATGTTTTACCTGAGCCTGCAAACCCTGTACCTACCGAGACTACATTATTATCTATGGAGTTAATGTAGTTTGACTGGTTCTGAGAGAGTGCTTGTAAACCCAATGAATTGCTTGGTACTTTAGGCTTCTTTTGCTGCTTCTTCAATGTCTGGCTCCCCTATTGTTATTTTAACTGAAATCTCTTGACCTTCTTCACCTGCTTTCTCTACAGCCTCTGCAATCTGTGCGTATAAGTCTGACTCCACGTCTATCCCATACTTGTTTTCTATCCAGAAGGCATACATAGGGCTTAATACGAACAATACTACTGTTGCGAATATAGCTAAGGCTGCTGCTAAATACAATACATCTGCTATTAATGTCATCATTCTGTGGACTCCTTATCTAAGAACTCTAGTTGCATCTGCAGTACATGGATTGCTTTTGCGATGTCTTGTCTATGTGTTCCTTTTTCACGGGTCAGATACTTATTGACCTTAGTGTATATTGCTGCACGTAAACCTTCATACCCGAAGTTAGCATAGGTGGCTTCAAGTGGTTGTATCCCTTGGTTTTTATAATGACTTCCACCTATCTGGGATTGTAGAGCTGATACTTCATTTGTTTTATCACTCATAAGTTATCCTTTGATTAGAGCTTTCCAACTGATTGGGTAGTATACCTCAAGGATATTGGAGACCTCTTGAGCTAACTCTTGTATTTCTTTCTGGGCATGTGGGTCACTGCGTTGCTTACAGAAACGTGCATAAGCTGCAATAGAGCCTGTCCAGTACCAGCTTACTTCCATGCCTTGAGGTAATAGGAATCGAGCTTGTTCAGGGCACATACCTCCGGAGAGAGCTGTGTCATATGCATCTAAGCACATGTTGTAAACAGTCTTTAGAGAGTTACTCCAGTATCTGTTGGCTATCCTGTGCATATTTTCACCAGAGCCTTGCTTTACACTACCTTCAGGAGCCTTACGGAACTGTGTAGGAGTATAGAACTTAGGTGGTGTACTGATGTATCTACGTGACTCTTCATTCTCTGAGAAGCCTACCTTGTGCTTGAAACATTGAGTCCTAATAGGCACAGGTGCAGTCATTCGTAATGTTATGGAAGTGTGTGCAAACGGTGTCCAGTGATTGTGGTTGGCTAAGTAGTTAATTAAACCTACATCTTTAACTGCATCGAACTCAGTGCTGTCTGCTGAAAAGGAAACTCGTGCTGCTCTGACAACACTTGCATCATTGCCCATGTGGTCTATGTATTCAACTTCCATTGTGTTTTCACCCTTGTATTTGTAATAGAATAATTATGATGGTCAGTGGAGAGCATAATAGGAACATGTATGCTGCACCGTATATGAACTCTTTTAAGCTACTTACCATCTTTATCCTTAACTGGCTCTGGTTTAGGTTTAGGTTTGGAGAAGATAGTGTCGTAGTTGTCACGAAACTTCTTGTTGTTACTCTTAGAAGTCAATGCATCTCCAGTGATATCGTTATAACTAGTCATTACTTACTATCTCTCCTTCAATATCTTTGATGCTATTAAGAGCTGTACCGTTGATCTTTGCTAGCTGTAAGGCTAACTCATCATCAGTCAAGTCTTCCATATTGATGTTAGTGTTGATATTCTCGGTACGTTGGAGCTTAGGCTGTTGGTATTCAGCAATAGTAGCTGCTAACTTTGCAGCTTCTGCTGGGTCACCATCTTGAATAGCTCGTACCATCATGATCTGCATGACAGTTAAACCAGAAGGCATCTCACTCATCACTCCATCGGAGAGATACTTGAGGATACCAACGGTTTCTTTCATCTTCTCACGGGCATCTTTATTAGCCCTACGCTTTTCAAGACTCTTTGCTGCCATCTTTTTCATGTGGTCGTTATCCCACTTAGGCTTTAAGTTAGCCAATGAACTTTCAGACATCTTATATTTAGGTGGTTTCTTTAGGTTCTCTGGCTTTACAGTACCTTTCTCGTACTTTACATACTCACTCATTGATTAGGTTCTCCTTGGTTACAATTAATGTTCTATAAGGTACTTAAAAGCCTAGAGGTTTACGTTCTTTAAGTTAATGAATACAGTTCAGCCTCAGAGATAACTCCCCGATCTACCAGCCACTCAAGACACATAGAAGCTATATCTTCATTAGTGCTTTCTAAACCCCAGTTTTCTATAATGTCATAAGTATTTACTATTGTTTCTCCTATTATCTGGTGTGGACTGATTAACACACCGCCTGCCCAAGTGAATCGATAACCTTCACATTCAAACACCATATAACTTTTCATACGT